GCTATACTTTCAGTACTGGCTATTATAGTTTTACCTAAAGTAGTAGTTATTTTTTTCCCAGAAATAGCAGTAACAGTAGGTTATACAGAATTTAAACCAGGATTTTTATTGATACCTGAAAGGGAAGCAATGAAATGGATAGCCTTTAAGGGCTTAGTAATTACTCCCTTGGACACCAATTTAGTAGCCGCTATAATTGGTATGTACTTCGGGGGCAGTTTAGTAAAAAGATAATGAAAAAGGAAAAAACATTAAAAGACGTAATCAAAAACGCAAGATGGAATTGGTACGGAGAAGAAGACAAAGAAGAAGAGTCCAACGAAGATAACTGCTATCAAGGTAAGTTTTGGGATATGGACACAAGGGAGTTCCTTAGATGGAACGAATTAAAAAAGGAAGGAAAATCAACTGAAAGGAAAAGCACAGAGTAGCATCTGCGTTATTTGTATTGTTGTTTGGGCGTATGTAGTAGGTTCGGGATACTACTATTACTTCTAAGCACTACTTAGACTAGAAAAGCAAGACCCACAAAGAGAGCTATTGTTAGCTTTACGGGGAAATTGCACGTTAAAATTAGAGTTGTTAAATGAAAAATGTACTGCTCGATTTTATTATTTATGTAATATATTGCATTTGTTGGTTGTACATAATATTACAACTGATAGAATAATAAGAAGAATGGCAGACAAAACAATAATAATAAACACCGATGATACTGAAGAAGATAAACCTAAACTTCCTACGTGGTATAATACAGCAGAAGGTTTTGATAAGTGGAGAGTATTCCCAAGAATATTAATTACTCTGTATGGCTATGCTTTCTACACAACAACTACTTGGTTTATGGCTTTGCCCGACCCAACCAGTGCTCAAAGTGCTTTTGTATCAGTAATTGTAGGTGCAGGTGCAGCTTGGTTTGGTTTGTATGTTGGTGGTGGTGGTAACAGAAATAAATAAAAGGTAACAATACCTTGGTTTAAAACACTGCATTTAATTCAGTTTCTATTTTTTTATGTAAAGGCTCTAAGGCTGTTTTAGCTTCTTTGATTGCTTTAAGTATAACAAGTCTATCCTCTTTTTGAAATCTATGTATTTCTTTTTCAGGAAAACTAGACATCTCAGTTACTAACTTATTATTAGAATCAATAACCAATTTCCAACTGATAAGATTAGCTTCCTTGGCTTTCATTATTTATCTCCGTAAAATTAATTGTCTCTTGTTTACCACGAAGTCCTGCTTTCATGTATGAGGTTGCTCTGCCTTCAAAGAAGTTCTGGTGTTCAACACCCATCACTTCATCAATCCAACCTAAAGGATTCTCTCGTTGGTCATAATTCGTTTTAAGCCCTAGCTGTAGTAAGCGTCTATCGGCAATGTATCTATTGTAAGCATACATGTCTTTCTTTGTAAGCCCTTGTATGTCTCCCATGTCAAACACTAAGTCTAAGAACTTGTCTTCATGGTCAACCATTTCCCTACAGATTTGGTATATTTCTGCCTTAAAATCATCTGTCCAGATGTCTAAGTTTTCTTGTATGAATTCTCTAAAGAGTTTAGTCATAGCCTCAACGTGCATTGACTCGTCACGTATGGAGTACGTAACTATCTGACCCATGCCTTTCATCTTACCAAAGCGAGGGAAGTTAAGCAAGATAGCAAAGCTACTAAATAGTTGTAAGCCTTCAGTAAAGGCTGAGTAAACTGCTAGGGTTTTGGCTATGCTTTTCTTATCTTTTATTGTGGGTTTAAACTCTGTTACATATTTATGTTTGTTAGACATCTCTTCGTATTCCGCAAAGGCTTTATACTCTACATCGGGTAGACCAACTGTATCAAGTAGTAAGCTGTAGGCATGTTGATGTATTGATTCCATGTTTGCAAATGAACCCATCATCATTCTTGCTTCAGGCTTCTTAAAAATTCTCATGTACTTGTCTACATACCCTGCCCCTACGTCTACATCAGACTGAGTAAACAATCTAAATATCTGTGTGAGTAAATTCTTTTCAACAGGTTTTAATTCTTGCCAGTCTTTTACATCTGTGTGTAGTGGGATTGACTCAGGCATCCAATGCATTTGATTTTGCAGTACGTAGTAATCAAACATCCAAGGGTGGTCAAAGGGTTTATAATAATTTCTGGTACTCAATAGGCTCATATTTTCTCCTTAACCTTCGCAGGCTATGCAATCCACTTCATCTAATTTGATTCGTGGTATTTTAATGTTTACGTTCTCGGCATCTCTTGCAGACTCAGACCTAAAGTAATATAAAGACTTTAGCTTATGCATAGCATACCAATGAACATCGTTTAGGTACTGTAAATAATCATCGTGAACTTCCTGTGGCTCTGTGGCTTTAGGAGAAACAAAGAATAGATTAACACTTTGACTTTGACAAACGTATTGCTGTCTCATGTGAGCGTGTTCAACAATCCATATTTGATTTAACTCATCTGCTGTTTTAAATATTTCTTTTTCTTTATCCGTAAAGATATCCATGTCTTGTATAGAACCTTTCTTAGCAGTAATCTCTTTCCAAATATTTGTTTTGTTTCCTTTCTTTTTATTTATAATTTTATCTAAGTATTTATTTTTAACTTGGTACGAACCTGATAAAGTTTTGTGTGTAAATATGTTTGCACGATACGGCTCAATACTAGGGGAAGTACCACCACATATAATACTAGAACTGGCATTAGGAGCAACAGCCAAAAGATGAGCGTTACGGAGACCTGCACCAGTAATGTCAGGAGCTTCGCCACGTAACTCAGCAAGAGTTTGACTCGCACTAACAGCTTTTGTTTTGATGTAGTTGAAAGCTTTATTGTTAAATCCTGTGGCAAAGATTCCTTCAAACGGGAAGTTATTCTTTTGTAGGTAGGCGTGGAAACCCATTGCTCCCAAGCCAAGCGACCTTTCTCTATAAGCAGAGAAGCTAGACTTAGTAAAGCCTTCTTTACCTTCTCGTATGTGGCTTTTAAACCTTTTAAAATTTGCATTGTAATCTCCTAATTCTGTTGTGTCTATTGCGTTATCTATAAAATGTTGTACAACATTGTCTAACATAGTAATTAAATCTGATATGAACTTATCGTTCTTCGACCAAGTATCATAGTGTTCTAAATTAACACTTGACAAACAACATACTGCTGTTCGTTCTTCGTTGGTGGGTAAAGTTATTTCAGAACAAAGGTTGCTTTGTCTAATGCTTAAGCCTAATGCCTTTTGTTCTTTAGGTAAAGCCTCGTTGCAGGTATCTATATTAATCATGTAAGGCTCGCCTGTCTCTGCTCTTGTGTTTATAATCTGCCACCACAAATCTCTAGCGTTAATAGTTTTAACTGCTTCCCCTGTCTTAGGGTCTATGAGTCTCCAGTCTGCATCTTCTTGTACGGCTTGCAGAAACTCATTGGTTATATTAACTCCGTTGTGAATGTTAAGGCACTTTCTATTTATATCTCCGCCCGATTCTTTTCGTATGTTTATAAACTCTTCTATCTCAGGATGGTTAATATCCATGTAAGAAGCATAGCTTCCTCGCCTTGTGACTCCCTGATTAAATGCTAACATTTGGGAGTCAACTACTTTCATGAATGGTATTGAACCAGTAGAACGACTATTGTTAGCAGTAGCGATGCCATTACTTCTAATATCTCCCCAATATCCACCAATACCTCCACCTGAACTTGCGAGCCATATGTTCTCATCATAGTGAGAAGATAACCCATCACGACTATCAGGTACGTAATTGAGAAAACAGCTAATAGGTAAACCCCGATTAGTTCCCCCATTGCTAAGAATAGGAGTGCTAAACATGAACCATAAGTCGGAACTGTACTGATAAAGTCTTTGAGCCAGTTCAAAATCCGTGACTCCTTTAAAGGTTGCTCCAAAGATTGAGGCTCTTGCGAATGCTTCTTGTGCATGTGTTTCTCCTGATGCTTCATATAGATACCTGTCCTTTAAAGTATCTAAACTGAATTTGTTTAATTTGTTTTCTTTATTGTAGTCTATTTTGATACCTAAGTATTCTTTTTGACCTACCTTGTCTTCGACCATTAATCTTCTCCTAAATGATATTCTGTATCTTCTAAAGCTATAGCTATTATAGCATAGTGTATTATCTTAAGTAAATCCATTTCTGCATCTCCACCTTCTTTCTTACCACAACGAACTGCATACTTCATAATGTTACCCATACAAAATCCTTTACCATGTCCTGCATCAACAATCATGTCTGTTGCTTGATACTTACCTTGTGCGTAATGTCTTTCGTATGTTTTATTAATGTATCTTTGTACTTGTTGTATAATAATATCTTCGTTAAATTTATATTCCATATTATTTTATCCATTCTTTAGGTAGTGTATGTTCAGAGAACCACCTAAATTTATTTTTTTCTGCCCACTCTGCGTGACTTCTTTTACTTCCGTCTTTTCTTCTCTTAGCCTGTGGCATAGGAGAGCTTGGACTAGAAAACAAAAAGACTAACTCTTGATTAGGCTTTAAAGATTTTCTAACCCATATGTATTTGTTGTACTCGTTATAATCCCAGAACCTGCCTTTAGCTTCTAGTAAGTATTCTACACCATCTATAACTTTTGTAAAGTCAGGTTCGTACTTGTGTTCAATAACGTACTCAATCTTATCAGAGTGGTGTGACCACTTAGCTAATATATGACTGTGTAGTTTGTACTCCCAACCTGAGTCGTACCCTTTAGGTAAATCTTTTTCAACTGGTCTAACCTTTCTTGGTTTCCTATATCCTCTCTTCATAAAATTCCTTTTTTAATTTTTTATAAAACCACCTCTCAGAGAAGGACGAAAGCATTATTTTATTATTAGCATAGACATGTTTCTGGTCAGGCATATGCTCTTTAAAATTCTTTATGTTTACTTTAGACGCTTCTTTATCAGGCAGTAATGAATGAATCCATTCAACTGTTAATACTTTAGCTTGAGTTCTTAATTTCTTTGCTTGCTTTCCATTCATATAATCTCTCTTACATTAGGTAGTTTCTCAACATTAGTTAGATAAACATTTCCTTTTGCGTAAGCGAATGTTCTTAATCCTTGACCATCATTAGAGTCTGAATAACAAGTAAACTTATGGGGGCAGTAGTTGCATCCCATTGGTAATTTCATGTTACCAGAGACACCCTCTGCTATAACATTATAGCACCTAGTAGGAGGACTGTCAAGTGAAATAGCTTTCTTTACTTCTTTTATTTTATGAATGATGTTTGGCTTGTCTAAATCATCAGGTATAAAGGTTGTTAGCTCTCCTGTTTCTTTGTTCATGACTAAGAAGCCACCCTCAGAAGTTTGTTCAGCTTCTTCATAACCTGCTAACTGTGAGAGGTAGCCGAAGGCATCATTCTGTGCTAGTGTGCCCTCTTTAAACTTCTTAAAGGCGTAGCCTGATGCTGTCTTAACATCTATAACCTCTCCATCTATAACACAATCCATGTGTCCTTTAATACCCTCTACTGATATTTCTTTTTGTTCTGCTGACACAGCGTGCCCTGATAAACGAACAAAGAAAAGTAAAAGAACCTCAAGTAAATGACCATACAAAAACTTAATAAAAGTAGGAGGGTCTATTTTTTCTTGGTGTTCTTGACTTAGGTTTAAGTCATACCATAACCTACGTAGTGGTCTACCAATGTTAGACATTCTTAGACCGCTCTTAGGTCTAGGTTGAGGGGTTGCCCAACCTTTCAAAGCATCACTCATATCCTTACCAAACCTTTCAAAGTCTTCGTCTGATATTTTAAGAGCCTTATCTTCTGATAAGACTCCTATCGTTTTATAGATATCTTCTACAAGAGTATCTAACTTAGGCAACTTTTTTGTCTGCTTCTTTTTCATCTTTAATCTCTTTAAAGGCTTTGATAACATCAGAAGAAAATAACTTCTGTAAGTTCACAAGGAACATACGACTAGCGTTGTTATCCCCACCCGATACAGTTTTAAATGTATCTAGTTTATCTACTATCTTTCTAAGCGTATCTGTTTTAAACACAAGAGTACAAAATTCATCCTTGCCTATGCATAGGTTATGAAACCAGTAGTCTGATTCAGTAGCTCTGATACCTGACGGCTTGCCCCATGATTCATACTCAATACAAATGTTACCTGACTTCTGCCAGATGTCTCTCTCGGATTTAACTTCTATTTTTTTATTAGTAAGCATGTCTGCTATTTTATCCTCGCGGATACTACCATATTGTAAATCTAAATCAAATTTCTTTCTATCTTTTTTTGTTGGTTTCATAATATACTCTCATGTAAATGTTGCGTGTGTTCTCAAATCTAAGAAATGTTTTTTTAAAAACCATTCTATGCCTCCAGACTTATACTCTACGTCTTTATACATACCTTCTTTATCTTCTCTGATAGGTTTCCATCTGCCTGTTCCTATTGTGTAGGAATATGCATATTGTTTTCTGTTACCCTTACCATCTTTTCTTGGTACAAGTTTAGTTGTTAGTAGTAAAGTATTGTCCTTCCTAACAAAGTCAATTTCATTTTTATCTAAAATCTTTTCAACACTTTCTATAGTTTCCTCAAGAGTAAACTCTTGTTTAGGAATTAAAAATCGTGTATAAAAATCTTCTATTCCTTTGGAATGATAGTGTCCTAAAAAATGATTCCTTCGTGTTTGCCACCTTCCTGTGGTAGGATAATAAGAATATGTTTCATCCTTATAATAAATCCACATCATACTACCTCCCATTTTCTTTTCATATTCAATATTTTTTTTATCTAAAAAAGCTGTAACAAAATTAAAATCTTCTTCTGTGTCATGTCTAAAAATAACTTCACCTTTAGAATTCGTTCTGTTATAACTCCAATTATATTCTTTTTCTTTAGTGGGTTTCATACCAACTGTCTCCTATATTAAATTCGCCCGTCAATGGGCATCTTAAATCATATTCCTTAGATGCTTGTTCTATACATCTAACTGCTAATGCACCTACTCCGTTTGCTTGCGCTTCGGGAACTTCTATCTGCCATTCGTCATGAATGTTAGCAACTATTTTAGCAGGGATAGTTTGTAATACTAACATGTCTGATAAAATAGTCAAGGCTTTTTTCATAACTATTGCTCCTGCTCCTTGTAATAAAGTATTCAAGGAAGCGTGTCTGTGTCTAATAAATATCTTGCGTCCGTCTAATCCTTTTAAGTATCCTCTTGAAGACGCTCTATCAACCCTATCTTTAAGATGTTTAAATGCAGGGAGATTATTGACAAAAGATTCTCTAAGTCGTTTACCATCTGCTCTATTTCCTTGCACGATTTCTCCAAGTCTAGCATCTCCTGCCGAGTAAATGAGTGCATAGATGAATGTCTTTGCCTGATTTCTTGATTCAAGTCCTGCAGATTCTTGATTAGTGGTGTGTATGTCTCCATTGATAATTTCATTTATGTACTCCTCGTCAGCCATATAGTGTGCTAACAGTCTTAATTCTAAACCACTAGCATCTATACCTACTAGTTTATTTCCTTTGTCTACTACCCAACAGGCTCGACACTCCTTACCATAAGGACTAGTCACGCTAGGTACTTGAGCCATGTTAGGGCTTCTGTGTGCCATGCGTCCTGTAATAGCTCCTGTAGAAAACACAGAACCATGAACTCTCTCATCATCTTTTACAGCGTCTATCCACGAACCAATCTGTGCAATTCTTTTCTGGTATAATAGAAAGTCTGCTATAAGTTTTGCTTCTCTAATGTGAGTAATGTTTTTAAGCGTGCCTTCATCAACGATAGGTTGTCCTGTTGGTGTGAACTTCTTAGGCTTCCAACCAAAACTAATGAGGTACTCTCCTATTTGTTTACGTGAACCTAAGTTGAACTCTACTAATTCCTTTCTCATGAAAGGCTTCATATTCTTTGAAGATTTTATATCCTCATACTCATAGTCTGTTAGTCCTAACTTTTTTAATGTTCCATCTTTTTTTAATTTAGGTGTAACCTCTTTGATGTCAACCCATCTAGGCTTGAAGGTTCTATGTACTTCGTCTTGAACTTTCTTTAGCTTACAGTTTAATTCTGATAACAAATTAGTTGTGTGTTTAATGTCTATCTTAAATCCATTATCTTTTTGCTGTTCAAGGATACGTGTTACGTAGTGTTCTAAGTTTATACTTTCTTTTGAAAAACCTGCTGACTCTTTCTTTAGGTAGTCAAACAAAACTTTATTAAGAATAACATCTTTAATACAATACTTTAAAGTATCTTTAGTATACACGCTGAAGTCTTCGGGGGGTACGTCTTTAGACACACCCAACTTAGCACCCCAAACTTTTAATGAGTGCCCCTTTTCTCTGACAGGATTAAACAAACGAGACAGTACTAAAGTGTCTATGACTTTAGTTTTATCCCACAAATCAATGTCATGCAATTTTTTTATAACAGGTATATCAAACCCTATAATATTATGACCAATAAGTTTGTCTGCTTCTGCTAAGAAGTCAAGACCTTTTAAAATATTATCATCTATAATATCAAAGGTATATTGATTATCATTTTCATCAATAGCCACAATGCAATGTATCTCTGTTGCATCTAAGCCATCTGTTTCTATATCAAATACTAAATCCATATGTCCTCCTAGAAAGGCAGTGTATCATCTGCACTAAAACTATTCAACATTTCTGTATCTTCGTACTCAGATAATCTTCCT